CGGTGATGTTGCAAAAATTGTGGAAGAGTCGATCTCCGTCCAAAATCTTTTTAATAAATACGAAAGAGACGAAAAATGGAAATATATAATAGTTGAAAGTAAGAGATTAAATATTGTAAATGATGAACATTATTTTAATAGAATTGAAGATTTACTAGTTAAATATGATAGCGAATCACTATATCTGGAACCATGGGATATTACCAAGATAACTGGTTTTAGAACTGTCGTAACCGATGGTAAAGAAATTGAGGTATCACAGAAATCACTTTTTGATTCTAAGTTTCCTGAGATGTCAAAAATCAATGGATTCAATAAAGCATGGAATAATATCATTATGTTTGGATTAATGTTTGGTAAAGCATTTTTTGATTCTAAATTGACTAAATTAATGTTTGATTATTTATCATTATTTAAGGAAGAGCCATTTTATGAATTTGGAGATGGGAGAATTAAACTATCTGAATCATGTATTGATTGCGCTGCAAGCTTAAGAGTTAAGTTATATATTCGCAGTATTTGGGAAGTTATGACTGGTAAGCTTACTGAAGAAATAGCTTTTGAAACATTTTGGTTTCTGTTCAAAAATCCACAACGTAATACTATAGCAATGAAAGACTTTAAAGGTCCATTACTATCAGCTGCTATGTCAACATCTGTTTCTGGTCACAGTTGTGCCTGGAGTAACACTGAAATGAATTCATTTATACTAAAAGAAATGCCAAATGTAAATCCTGATTTACCAACCTACCTTAGGCTTAAAAATGATATAAATAAACAGCTTATAGAAATGAGGAAAGTTGGACTTGTATTAACTGCTAAAGCATTTCAGAATTTGATTTCTACTGCGGTAACTGAAGAATCAGCATCAGACTTTTCAACATTATGGTTTTTAGAAGCAGTAAGTGGTATATTTAGATCGAATTTTGCCAATACAGCAATTCAATCAATTAAAGAAGCACGTGCAAATAAGTTTTTCAGAAAAGAAAATATGATTGGATCAAATCTTTACCGAATATGGAAAGAATTTTTCTTATACCACATTGAAAGAATACCTGATACTCAAGAAGAATTTGTTCTAGAATTACTTGCAGATTTAACAACTAGATCAAATGGACTAAATAAAATTATTTTAAAAGATGGTAAATGGATACCTAATCCAGACTTTGGTCAGGTTGAAATTGATACAAGCTTACCAGGAGAAGAATCAGAAAAAATATTATGGAAATTCAATGATAAAGCAATGACCGTTAGATTTTTACTACGTGACCCAGGGAAACTTTTTGACCATGAAAAAATGATGAATAGCCTAACTAGAGATGATCCGGGTAGATTGTTTACAAGAGTAGTTCCGGCTAGAAAGATAAGAATGGTATATGGAGTATCACTATATAGATTTCTAGTCGAACGATTTACTCGTGACATGTACGAATACCTATCAAAAATTGTTTATCCAGAAGAAACATCAGGTAAGGAGGTATTTCCCATTTCAACTTTAGCTATTGATACTGGTAGATATTTAACAGAAATGGGCCGATATCTATATTATACTGGTAATCCTAATTTAGCAAGATGGATCTTACTTGCTGACTTTGGTAACTTCGATCAGACTCAATTCTGGGAAAATTTTAGATCAATAATGATTAGAGCAGCTGAAGATGCATCAGTAGAAAAACAAACAGTTCTAGATAAGAAAAACTTTAAAATACTGGGAAATAGAAATCCAATGCAAAATGTAATTGATAACTGGAAAACCTATAATAATGCTGTGTTTAGAGTACACCTTGGTGATAAAATAGTTGTTGATTTAGAAACCGGTTGGTTATATTCTGGTGAAAATCCAACACTAGTAGAGAACACTGCTAGTAATCTAGCATTCGTCGAAACAGTAATTGAGAAAATTTTTATTACACCAGTTACCACATCTGCTGGTACTACTATGCTATCAGACTTTTTTGCTTTTGAATCATTTAAACTGCAGGGTGACGATCAAATAGCTGTATTAGAACTGAATATTCTATCCTTATCCATTGAAGATGTCGTTGCTGTTCAAGCTGTATTTTTAGAATTGCTTAATACTGTAGCTGATTCATGTGGTATATCAATCTCTGTCAATAAAACAGGTTTAAGATGTGGGCATTTTGAATTCTTAAAGAAAGCTGGAATTTGGGGTTATGCTATACCGCGATATATGCAAATATCATTAGAAGAACAGGAAACTATCAATAGAACATTGGATCCAATTGAAAGAATGAGATCAAGATTAGGACAGCACAGGGAATATATATTTAGAGGTGGTGTTACACCTTTTTCACTATTAAGGTGCTACATGGAATGGAACTTAATAAGACAAATCAATTTTGGAAAAACAGATGATAAAGCTATAACTAGAAATTTACCATTCGAATTAATATGGGTACCAACCAGTAATGGTGGTGTAGGTATG